GGATGATCGGTTTAGTCGGCGTCACTGCCGGCACCCTGTTTCCTGCCGCGCAGAAACTTGAATCTATTAAGCGGGAGATGGTGAAGTACGCAGAGGGAGAAATTCTCAAGGCGGCTAGGGCATGAGCGGCTGTCTGTGCATCGGCGGCATCGGCGATGGCGATGTTGTGGACGTTCGCGGATGGGAAGACGTAATCGAGTTGCCAGAAAGACCGTGTGCGATGGTGTGGAATGTAGCTCCTGCGCATCTACAGGAGGCATTGGTACGTAGAAGTCAGGTCTACGTTAAATTCCCGCTCAATGTGAATAGAGAGAAGTGGGTTGTGATGCGGCCGCACAGTCAGACGCCGGAAGAAACCATGCGGCTTCTAGTCGAGAATTACCGGCCAGACACGGCGGCTTAACCAGTGCCTGCGCTTCTTCCAATCCCCCAACTAATCGAACTCTGGAACGACACCGACAAAGGCGGCACTGATCTGCACGCGGTGCGCAATCTTTGCCTGATCGACCGGTACTATTTGCTCGTTCGCGTCTGTCGGCGTCGAGATATGCTGCATCCGTGGATTTACGAACGCTGCCGAGAAGTGGAAGCGGATCCGGATGGCTACTTGGATTTATGGGCGCGCGAGCACTACAAGTCAACGATCATCACCTTCGGCGGCAGCATCCAAGAGATCCTTAAGAATCCCGAGATAACAATCGGCATCTTCAGTCACACAAAGCCCATCGCTAAAAAGTTTCTGTCGCAAATAAAGATGGAGCTTGAGACAAACGAGGTTATGAAGTCGGCGTTCCCGGACATACTTCACCAAGCTCCAGAGAAAGAATCCCCGCGCTGGTCTCTCGACGCCGGCATCGTCGTTAAACGCAAAGGCAACCTGAAGGAATCCACCGTCGAGGCATGGGGCCTTGTCGATGGACAGCCGACCGCTGCTCACTTTGCGCTGCTGATGTACGACGACGTTGTAACCGATGGGTCCGTGAACACGCCGGAGCAAATCACCAAGACGACCGAGGCTTGGTCGATGTCGGACAACTTGGGCATGGTGGGTGGCCGCAAGAGGTATGCAGGCACGCGGTACCACTTCCAAGATTCTTATGCGCACATCATCGACAAGAAAGCTGCCAAGGTGCGCGTTCATCCTGCGACGGATGACGGCACACCAGACGGACGCCCCGTCCTATTCAGCCAATCCGAATGGAACCGCCGCAAGCGCGATCAGCTTGAGGCGGATATCGCATGTCAAATGCTCCTCAACCCTTTGAGTGGCAAGCAGCGTATGTTCGATGTCAAGAACTACCGCATCTACGAAGTGCGCCCCCTCACACTGGCCTGCTACATTATCTGCGACCCGGCCCGCAGCAAGAAGAAAGACAGCGCGAACTCAGCTTATTTGGCTGTCGGTATCGACTACGCAAGCAACAAGTACATCCTCGACGGCTTCGATCATAAGATGGATCTGATGGAGAGATGGGAACGGCTGAAGCAACTCTACGTGCGATGGAAGCAGGCGCCAGGCATCCAGTCCGTGCGCGTCGGGTACGAGAAGTTCGGCGCTCAGTCTGACTTGGACTATTTTCAAGAGAGGATGCGCACCGAGAAGATCAATTTCGAGATCGAAGAATTAGGCTGGCCGACCGAGGGCGAGGGAGGCAAGCGAGACCGTATCCAGCGCATCGGTCCGGACCTAAAGGCGCACCGCTACTATCTGCCGTATCCGACCGAGCAGGACCGGCTTACGGCGCTGCAACGCAAGATGATCGAATCCGGCTACGGCTACCGTGTCGCGCAACCGATCTATCGCAAGGACGAGAACGACCAAAAGTATGATCTTGTGTCTCACCTGTCGTGGCAGACGGATAACTTTCCGTTTGGCGGTCGCGTGGACGTGCTGGATGCGCTGGCCCGGATTTACGATATGGAGCCGAGGGCGCCGCAGTATATTGATGAGTCGCAGACGGAGCCGGAGGAAGTCTGATGATCCCCCTTATGACCTACGACGGTATCCCGTTCAAGCCTTCTGTTGGTCCCCACGCCTGCCGCCTGTGTAGCGGATCATGGTGGGTCAACTGCGGCAGCGAGAACCCATGCCCGCGCTGTGTGCCCCGCGATATGTTTCGGGCATGGCTCTACGCTACCGGCCGCCTGGCGGACTGCCCACTACCACAAAACCGCCAACCGCGCTAATATCGCCCAAACCGCCGGAGTATCGCCATGCGCAAGACCCAGATGCACAACCTTCGCCATAACGGCAACCATGCCTGTGCCCCGAAAGAGTGGCGCGGCGTGCCGAACACGACTGGGGACTACGATCTTGACGGGACTATCATGCGCCGGCCGAACAAGGATTTGCCGCAGCGGCTTGACCAGTATTTGACGAATGGAAACTCCTACGGTCCGCTTACGGGATATCGCGGGTATCACAACTACGGCAAAGATTCGTAAAAATGGGCTGCATCTATTCCATTGAGTTGAACGGCATGCTGTATGTCGGCATGACACTTCACAGTGCAAAAAAGCGCCTCAAAGCGCATGTCTATGACGCGAGCTATAGGCCGCCGCGAACTGGGGTAGTTAGGCGCAATTCGCGGCTTCACAATGCTATTAGAGTTTATGGGCATGAGGGAGCCAAGCTAACTGAATTAGCTTATGCGGATGATTGGATTGAATTACAAAAGCTTGAACAAGAATTTATCGCGAAGCTAAACACCCGCAGCCCAAACGGGTACAACCTAACTATCGGAGGGCAAGGCGGCATCCCTAAGCACACAGAAGAAACGAGAAAACGATTAAGCGAATTTCATCGGGGCAGGGTTCGTTCGCCGGAGCATTGCAAAAACATCTCGGCAGCAAAAATGGGACATGCCGTTTCTACGGAAACGAGGGCCAAGATTTCTGCCGCCGTAATGGGCAAGAACAAAGGCAAGGCGATCTCCGAAGAACAGAAGAGGTTGATATCCTTGGCTAATAAAGGGCGAAAAAGAACTCCAGAGCAGCGAGCTAGGATTTCAGCGGCTACCAAGGCGGCAGTGACGCCGGAATATAGGGCCAGGATTTCCAAGGCTAAGACTGGCAATTCTTATGCGAAGGGGCATACAGTCCCATATGAATCCAAGGTATTGATGCGCATGGGCGCAGCCTTCAACGCAGCAAAGCAAGCTGGCAGGCCGTATTCTGAATTGAGGATTACCGCATGATCGACCCCGAAGCCATCTACAAACGCGCCCTGTCATCGGCCGACCATACTGCTGCACTGGCTGCCGTGTATGCCGCTGGCCATGCGGCTGGGCACGTTGACGGTGTTGCGACCGGCAAACGCCAGGCTCAGCATGTCCGCGATGTAGTTGTTGCGGCGGCGGATGATGCAGATGGCGGCGATGAGGCGGGGAGTTAATCGTGCCCTCCGTCAGTGAGCCTCAGAGACGAGCCATGCAGGCCGCCGCGCATGGCGACAGCAAGATCGGTATTCCGCAGTCGATCGGCAAAGAGTTCGCCGCCGCAGACGAAGCCAAGACCCATCGCCGCAAACACAAGATGGGCCATCAAGTGAAGTCGTGGACCGAAGAGATGATGGGCCGCGTACCGAAGGAGGATTGATATGGGGCAGAACACGATTCCGCAGGCGCTCGGGTTGCCGGTGACTTACCGGCAGTTTTCGTTGCTTGAACTCGTTTCCCAAGAATGGGGAAGCGAATTTAGGGCGCCGGATCACAGGATTTACAACTTTGGTGGCGTTAGGTTTTTTGACGCCACAGACATGGGAACTACGGGCATCTACCGGCGCCCGTCTTCAAATACCAGCGTATGAAATCTTTGATTGATCGGTTCGATGCAAAGTACGTTGTTGACCCGGCTACTGGATGTTGGGAGTGGACAGCCGCCAAGTACAGCAACGGGTATGGCGTATTTCATATGGCAGATCACAACTGTACCGCGCACCGCGCCGCGTGGAAGTTGTTTCGCGGGCCGGTTGATGATGCGCTTGACGTTTGCCATAAATGCGATAATAAAGGGTGTGTGAACCCAGATCATTTATTCCCCGGGACGCGCCAAGAAAACATGATGGACCGCGTGAATAAGGGGCGCCATCCGCGCACGCCCAACAAGGGAGCGGTTAACGGAAGGTCGAAGTTAACAGACGCTCAGGTGAAAGAAATCCGAGAATACGATGGAACCCATGCTTCGGCTGCTAGGAAGTATGGCGTATCGGAAACCGTAATCAGCGGTATCAGGAAAGGCAAATACTGGCGGCATATTGCCCCTGCTCTGGGCATTGGCATCCTCTACATGGATCATATGGGATGAACGCCATCCAAAAATTCCTCCCCGTCAGCGGCATCCTAGAACGCGGCGACGAAGACGAGGCCAGCGACTTAGCCAAAGCGCAGATGATCGGCGAGATTCTCTGAGAGCTATATCCAAACCATCCCTGGCTTGTCTCGTTCCAAGGCCGCGCCATTATCGTGCGCCACATGGCTATCGCGTTCGCCGTCCATATGCAGATCGGCCGCGAAGGATTCGGCGCAGTCCTGCCTGCGGATAAACTCGGCACGCCCAAGGAAATCCGTCAGTCCACGATGCGATTTGGCGGGCAACTGCTTGAGGCATTCGGCTTGCCGCGCGGCGCCTGGGATGGGAAGCCGCCGGTTGTGCCTGCGGCTTGGAAGCATCGGCAGTCGGCGGGGTTTAATTAACCGTGCCACTCACACCAGAACGCGCCGCCGTAAAAACCGAAGAGGCTATAAACCTGTTCGCCACACGGTACCGGCTCGACCGTGAACGCATCGTTTCAATGGACTACGGCAACGCGCTGGCCTATCTGGAACATGCGCCGATCCGGCCCAAGTTCCGCGATGATGTCGTGCCGCTGATTGGGTCGATCCCGCATCGTAAGATTGCGCGCAAGGTGGCGGGGCGGTATGTGCCGCTCGATTCGCGGTTGAGGGGGGATTAGGGATGAGTGAGGATTGGCGCCAGTACGTGACTCCGGCCCTGAAGTCGGAGGCCCGGTCCGCCGTTTCGACGTACGGCGAGTACGCGATGGTGTGCGTGATGCCGCCGCTTGAAGATGCGCACAAGGAATTCTTGGATACCGGAAAGTGCAATTCGATTTATAAGGTGTTCGCCCGCGCCGTCCTCGATACGCCCCTCCCCTCCTAATGCCCGTCTCCACACTAGCCCGTCCGCAGCCCCCGTCGATTGACGATCCGGCCCCGAATGAATATCAGGGCTGGGAAGCCGGCAAGGACGACGACAGCCCCGGCATGGAGGCCGACGCCGAGGGCGGCTACGGCGATCAACCGGACTGGGCCAAACGCGCCCGTGATGCCTACCAGTTCAGCACCAGTTACATCGACTCGAACTATCGCAAGCAGTGGGATGACAGCATCCGGGCTTTCAACAATCAACATTCATCGGACAGCAAATATAATTCCGATGCCTTCCGCAAACGCTCCCGTCTGTACCGCCCGAAGACTCGTAGCGTAATCCGAAAGAACGAGGCTGCATCGGCCGCCGCTTTCTTCAGCAATATGGACTTGCTTTCAATCCAGCCGCAGAACTCCGCCGTCAAGGCCGAGGTAGTCTCTGCCGAGGTCATGCAGCAGTTGTTGCAGTATCGCCTGACCAAGACTATTCCTTGGTTTCTCGTCGTGCAGGGCGGCATACAGGATGCGCAGGTGCAGGGCGTACCGGTAGCTCATGTGCACTGGCGCTATACCACAATTACCAATGAGCAGGGTGAGACGGAAACAATCGAGGACAAGCCGGTAATCGACTTGATCCCGGTCGAGAACATCCGCATCGACCCCGCCGCGCACTGGATGGACCCGATCAATTCGAGTCCGTATGTAATTCATCTGATTCCGATGTACGTTTGCGATGTAAAGGAAAAGATGGAGCGGGCCGATCCCAAGGGGCGCCGCTGGAATTACATGCCGGACAATGTTTTGATGGCTGCTTCGGCGCCGGATGATAGCACTCGTTCGGCCCGTCTCGGTGTAGCGCAAGACCCGACGCAGCAGCGCCGATCAATCAGCGATTACGATGTCGTATGGGTTCATCGGCACATCCATCGCTGGCGCGGAATCGACTGGGAGTTCTATACACTCAACAGCGAACGGATGCTGACCGATCCGGAACCTTTATCGAACACGGTGTTTCACGGCAAGCGGCCCTACGTCATGGGCATGGCAATCCTTGAGACGCACAAGCCGATGCCGGCAAGCGTGCCGACCCTAGCGGAAGGTTTGCAGCAGGAAACAAACGAGATCGCTAATCAGCGTCTCGACAATATCAAGCTCATCCTCAATAAGCGTTGGCTGGCGAAGCGCGGCAAGAATGTCGATCTTCCGTCGCTGCTGCGCAATGTGCCTGGAGCCGTCACGCTTCTGGACGACATGGAGGATGTGAAAGAGGTCAACTGGAATGATGTAACCCCTTCCGCGTATCAGGAACAGGGCCGCATCGATGCCGATATGGACGATCTGGTCGGTAACTTCTCGGCTTCGTCCGCGCAGTTAAGTGCTAACGCGCGTGAACCCGCGCGCAAGTTGGAACTGTTGCAGAACCCGGCCAACACGCTGACCGAGTACCTGCTGAAGACCTATACGGAAACCTTCATCACTCAGATACTGCGCCAATTGGTCATGCTGGAGCAGCACTACGAGACGGACGATGTAATCCTGGCTATTGCCGGACAGCGCGCACAAGTCTTGCAGAAGTACGGCGTCGATGATGTAACTGATGCAATTCTCGACAAAGAACTGACTGTCACCGTCAACGTCGGCATGGGCGCGACAGATCCTGTGATGAAGTTGCAGAAGTTCACGTTTGCACTGGGACAGATTGCCGGGCTGATGGCCAAGCCGGTTCCCGGTCTGGATGTTAAAGAGGCGGCGAAGGAGATATTCGGTCTATCTGGTTATCAGGACGGCGAGCGGTTCTTCGACAAGGACCCGAATCAGGCCAAGGCACAGGCGCAGATCGCACAGCTTACGCAATTGGTCAAGCAGCTTACGATGGACAAGAAGATCAAGGTTGATGCGAACCCGACGCGATTGCAGATTGCGCGGGAGAGAAATGCCACGACCTTGGCCGGTTTGGAACTCAAGAACAAGCATGAAAACGTGCATCTGTTCGCCTCGCATCTGATGGACTTGGAGAAGATGGGCGTTGACGGGCAACAGAAGGCGCAACAGGCTGCGCAGACCGGTCAGGATGAGGCGCAGCAGGGCGGACAGCCGCAATCTCCCGCAGCGAACGCGCAGACGCTTGAGGAGGCTGCGGCGTGAATATCATCATGGAAACCATCCCTCACAAGCGGATGCGCTACGACACGCTGGGCGACTGGATGGAAACCGAATCCGGCCTACTGATTCAAGTTAGCGACCGATGCAACAAGGACTTTAAGACCGATAAGGGCGAGAGTCAGTGTAAAGTGCATGAATTGATCGAGGCCATCTTGTGCCTTGATCGAGGCATCACCGCGAAGGTAGTTGATAAATTCGATTTCAAGTTTAAGGGAAAGGGCGAGCCGGGCGACGATCCGAAAGCCCCCTATGGGAAAGAGCATCGGTTCGCTATGATTATGGAACACATGCTGGCGCACGAGCGCGGCATTCGGCCGTATGGCCGGGTGGAATAATGCTTGACGCCAACGACCCCACCGTCAGATCCGCCGTATTCGGCAAACAGGTCCAAGACTTCATCGAAACCGAACTTGGCGCCTACATTGTCAAGAGGGCCGAGACGCAGGCGAATCGCGCGAATGAGAAACTAAAGACGTGCGCAGCCTGGCGCACCCGTAGAATCCGCGATCTTCAAAACCAGATAGCCGTTGCCGAATCGATTATCGTGTGGCTGGCCGACGCGATAAATTCAGGGCAGCAGGCTACGGACATTCTCAAAGACATTCACGAGTAAGGAGTCCCCGCTATGTACATTTTCCGAAAACTGTTCGCCCGTGGCTTGTACCTGTCTCCCGATGCAGATCCGAGCGCCGAGCCGCAGACCCGAGAGGAAGCGCCGACCAGCGGGCGCAATCAGTCCGCGCTAGACCGCCGCAACGCCATCGCCGACGCGGCCGACGCGCGACGGGCCAGCGAGTTGATGGATACCGATGGCGACAACGTTGTTGGCGAGTTCGGCGGCACGCCGGAGGAACGCGAGGCCGCAGCGCAGTCAGAGTCCGAAGCGGCCGAACGCGCGCTACAGACCGCCAGCGAGGAAGCCGCTGCCGCGTTGCAGGCGGAGGGCGTCGATCAGGCTACCAAACCCGTCAAGACCGCCGCCGCAGTGCCGGAGGAAGACTCCAAGGTGGTCGATGGCGTCACGTACTACAAGCTCGTGGTCAACGGAAAGACCAAGTGGCTGAGCATGGCGCAGATGCGTGCCACGGCCGGGAAAGTGGATTCCGCCGACGAGTACTTGAAAACTGCGAAAGAGTCTGTTACAAATGCTGCACGGACCTTCGCTCCATCCGCAACGGACGAGCAGGTCAGTGTCGAGGAAGACGACATCGAGAAGACCCTTGGCTCGGCATTACTGGGGGATGAAGGAGCGATAAAGAAACTCGCACAGCGATTGAAGGCAAAGCCATCCGAGGTGACTCCGGACGTTTTGCACGCTGTCGATGAGCATCTTTCCCGCAAGAGCTTTGCTACATCGTTCAAGGAAAAGCACAAGGCGATTTTTGACGATCCGGAAGCCCGTGAGTTGTTTCACGATCTGGATACGGCATCTGCAAAACGGGCGGTTGATGAGGGCATCGAAATTGCTCTCGCCGACAGACTCGAACAGGTGGCCGAACGAGTCAAGAAAATCCGTGGCGTAACTCCCAAAGACGAGAAGCTGGCTCGCAAGCAGGCGGCGTCGAATGTGCCGGCTGCTGCGGGGCGTCAGGCTGGACGATCTGACGAGGATGCCGAGGAACCTGTAGAGAACGTCATCGCGCAGATGGCAAAATCGAGGGGTTCTCGGGCGATCAGACACTGAGGGAATCACGCACCATTGATCCGTGATTCCTTCGCAAAGAGGAGTCACGGCTATGGCTGGACAGGTATGGGCGGTTAACAGTCTCGGCGGCTATCTGTATTCGCGCCAGCTTTCCAATGTGCTGCGCATGTCGGTTCAGCCCTTGGTGAAATTCCGCCAATTCGCGGATGTCCATGATATCAGCCAGCAGGGCAAGAAAAAGGGCGACACGTTTACCTGGGATGTGGTCTCGGACGTGTCCACCCCGGGCCAGGTGTTGATCGAAACTAACACCATGCCCGAGACGAATATCACGATCACGCAGGGCACGCTGACGATCACGGAGGCCGGTAACTCGGTCCCGTACTCCGGCAAACTGGACAATCTGTCCAAGTTCCCCGTCGAGGATATCATCAAGAAGGCGCTCAAGAACGATGCCGTGAAGTCGTTCGACCGCCTCGCCTGGGCTCAGTTCAATCAGACCTTGTTGCAGGTTATCCCGGTCGGCGGCACGTCCCCTAACGCGATCACCTTGTACACCAACGGCACCGTCACCGGCACCAACTCGGTAACGTATCAGAACACGCACTCCAAGGCGATTGTTGACGCCATGAAGGAGCGCAACATCCCGGCGTACATCGCGGACGACTACTACGCCATCGCGTGGCCGACCACCCTGCGCGCCTTCAAGAACGATCTGGAATCGATCCACCAGTACAGCGATACCGGGTTCAATCTCATCATGAACGGCGAAATCGGCCGTTATGAGAATACCCGGTACATCGAGCAGACCAACATCGCAAAGGGCACCGGCACGGACGGCATCACCACCACGCCTTGGGTGAACGGACTCTCGGACTGGATTTTCTTCTTCGGCAATGACACCGTGGCCGAGGCCATCGCCGTGCCGGAAGAGATGCGCGGCAAGATCCCGACCGACTACGGCCGCAGCAAGGGCATTGCGTGGTATTACATGGGCGGCTTCGGCATCGTTCACAACAGCGCCGCCCTCGTCCAGAACGTCCGCATCGTCAAGTGGAGCAGTGCGGCGTAAGTTGATGATATTTATATGAATTACAAAATGCACTACGATTTATTGATTGAGCGGGCCAGAAATAGGCTGCTCGATGGTTACGTCGAAGTGCACCACGTAATTCCGCGCTGCATGGGCGGCCTAGATGAGGCTGATAATTTGGTCCAATTGACTGCGGAAGAACATTTCGTAGCGCATCAACTTCTATGCAAAATGTTCCCGAGTGTGATTAGCTTGGCCTTCGCGGCTCAAGTTATGACCGGCTCTCCCCACGGAAATTCGGCGAGAGTGGGAAACAAGCTTTTCGGCTGGATCAAGCGCAGAAGCATTGAAGCAAGGCAATTCCAGTCGGCACGAGTTTTTTCTGCGAAGGCTCGCGCCAATATGGCCGCCGCTCGGCGCAAGACGTGGGAAGATCGACGCGCCGCAGGTACCGATCTACTGATCGGCCAGAAGACAGCAGAGACGCGCCGCAAGAACGGATCGTACGAATTCACCGAGCAGCACAAGCAGAACATCGGCGCTTCTTCAAAGGGCCGCCCATCACCCAACAAGGGCAAAGTAACGCCCGACGAGGTACGCATGAAGCAGTCAAAATCAGCATTGCGTCGGTGGCATGGCAGCGAGTCGGTGAACTGACATGGCTTACAAGACTCTCGGTTACGACAACCCGGCCTATACGGCCCGCCTCGCCGACAAGTTTCCGATTGCGGCGGGCGCAGCCACGGCATCAAGCAAGTTCGTTGCCTTCGCAAACCTGTTTTTGTTCTCACTCAACGCTGTGCTAACCACGGCCGGAACTTCGACTTACACGGTCGGCGGAACGGCAACGGTAAGTTCCATGCAATTGAGTTTGATCCGCGTGACGAACACGGCTTCTTATGGCGCCACAATCGCCCTGGCCACCACGACTTACGGGCCGTTCACCTTGGGCGGTTCGTTTAATAGCGGGGGTACCGGCACTGCCCAGGTGGGCGGATACAATGCCTACCAGATCAATACCAGTACCGGTCTTGCTGGAGCCGGCGGCCTGCCCGTGAATCAGGGCGATCAGATTTACTTTGTGAGCGGCACCGACGCCACAGCAGCCTGTACCGTTGTCATGGATTATCAAATCCAACCCGGCGCTGCAATCACCGCGTGATTTTGCCCCAGTCCTGCTAAGGACATTTTGAAATAGCCACGAGTTTTGCGGCCTTCCCTCGCAAAACAAGCAGTCGTGGTATAAAGCTCAGGAGGCGGGCGCTTTAGGAGATTCAAATGTCACTCAAAAGCATGGCCTACGACAACCCGAGTTACGTCACTCGGCAGTCGGGCTTCAATACCATCATGACCGCCGGCAGCGGCGGCGTCAGTAGCAAGTTCGTCGCTTTCGCCAATCTGCTGCTGTTCTCGCTGACCACGTTCACCATCACGGCGGGTAGTTCGACGTACACCAATGGCCTCACTGGAGGTCCTGTAGGCGTCGGTACGGCCGGCCCTGCCGTGGCAGCCACGCAGCTCAGTATGATCCGCATCACCAATACCGCATCGGCCGGGGCTACCGTCGCCCTATCCACCAGCACCATCGGGCCGTTCACCATTGCCGGCGATTTTCTGGGAGCCGGCGGCACCGCAACCAATCAGATCGGTGCGAGCAATCAGTTCTCGCTCAATACCGCGACGGGCACCGCCGGTTTGAACGGCTTAGCCATCAATGCCGGCGATCAGTTTTACTTCGTCAACGGCACCGATGCGTCGGCGGTGGAACTGATCGCCGTGGATTATCAAATCCAGCCGCTGGCCAACGTCACCGCTTAAGGAGACAGTCATGAAGAAAATGGAAGCCAAGGGCAGCGCCACTGGCCGCAAGCAGCCGATGCTCGATGCCGGCGTCAAGGGCATGGAACAGAAGTCTGCCAACCCGATGCCGGATGTTGGCACGCTGCCGACTACGGGCGGCCCGACTCTGGACAAGGCTGGCATCAAGGACCAGGGATATCTGGACAAGAAGGGCACCGCGTACGGCGAGGGCGCCATGTTCAATATGCTGCCGCCCGGCACCGACATCGAAGACCAGAAAACTGCCGACATCCGCCCCATGCAGATGAAGACCGTTACCGATCTCGGTTATCCCGGCGACGGCTGGACCCAGTAAGCCGTGGGCAACATTCGCGGGTTCGTGCAGGAAAAAAATCAGGTTGTCGAGCCTCGACGGCCGAAGCGCGATCACGAATGGGTTTCTGATGCCTCGGCGCGAGTTGCCAAGACTCCAGTAGGCTGCGGCTGCGCCATGCCGCCGGGGACGGACATTGAGTCCCAGGAGCAGAGCCGGCAGAACGAAACGCCCTTCAGCATGGGCGGCGAGACGGATGTGTCGCATGACTACAATCCGGGGGCCGTTATCTCCGGTTATACCCGTCGTCAGATGCGCCCCACCGATGAGCAGTTCACTCGCGAACACAACCCCGTCTTCTATGATGAAATCACTGTCGATGGCGATACTGGATTTGTAGAAAGAGGAAATGTTCTGGATCGCGACTGACGAACATTTCTAAACTTTAATGATACAATATCTCTCTGTGAAAGGAGAGATAAATGGGCATTTGCAGTATCGAAGATTGCGGAAATAAGTCGCTTAGCAATACGCTTTGCAGCAAGCATTATCAAAGAGAAATCAGGCGCGGACTTGGTGTTCCGCCGAAGGGCCACAAAGGTCATAAGGTTGATCCATGCAGCGTAGAAGGATGCGATAGAGTCATAGCGGCGAAGTCGTATTGCTCGATGCACTACGATAGGTTCAAGAGGAATGGAGGACCGCTCATCCTCCAAAAGGCCCCTAGGGGGTCGGGATGCAAAAGAAACGGTTACATGAGTTTCTTGGTTGATGGAAAGAGGCTGTTAGGTCATCGCATGGCTATGGAGATGATGATCGGACGCCCCTTGCTGAGTAGCGAAAGTGTTCATCACAAAAATGGTGTCCGCGATGACAATAGGCCAGAAAATTTAGAGTTGTGGTCCAAGAG